CAGAACACCACCGCCCTCTGGTGCTGAGGTATTAAACCTCAGCACACCACCTGTAGTGGATCATGGTCGCTACAGGTCGACCAGCGAAGTCCAGATGATCCGGATCTTCATTCAGATTGGTACGAAGGCTCTTCTGAAGAGCCGTATACCCCTCGATAGAATCAGATCTCTTTGTCTGAACGAGAGTCGGCAAACGCCACTCACGTCGGAAAAGAGCTGGATTCCATCTACTGAAAGAAGGATCAGGAAAGTCTGACCAACGCCCTATACCCGACATCCCGTAAGGGATTTCGGGATATCGCACCAGACCGCCGATGAGGCGATCGAGGTGCCGGACAGTTCGGCAGTTGCCGAACCGTTCGAGGAGTTGGTTTCGCAACTCGCTAGCTTTCACTAGCTCGTTGCTATTCGCTCGCGATTCAGGGAGGTAAGCGCGCGCATAGGCCGGAGTAACAACCCGACCTGCGAACGCATCCACCCCGCACGACTCCCTAAAGCTCCCTGTATGGAAGCTTTTGGATTCGTTCACCTTCATCCCTAGGGACGTTAGTGACTGAACCACGTGTGGGTATGCATCAACGGGAACGATTATGTCGTCTCCATAGATGCTCAGTGTATCCGACCTCTTCCGATAAGACCTGACGGTCCGATCAGAGAAGTCGCCCCGCATACGACACAGAACCGTGACGACCAATGTCATGAAGACCATTGATTCGATCGGGAATGTCAATGCGGATCCCATTGACGCGAACTTGTTCAGAAGAACAAGCCTGTCGTCAGGGAGCTGCACGAATCGAGACCTGGACAGGCGCAGGTAGCGAAGGAACTGAGGGTTAAACCCAAAGAGCTCCTCTACCAAGGCCAATCCAACTCGATCCGAGGCTTCAGAAAGGTCCATAGTGGAAACATTACCACTAACGGATCCTTCCAGAGCCATCCGCTGGTTGTGGGACTGATGCATGTAAGAACATGCGAAATTCCCCTCTTCAAGAAGCGCCTTCAGGCGCAACTGAAGAGCCTGCTGTACGAACTGATTATAAGACGGCTCGATGGAAATCAAGCGCGGCTTAAGCGCTGTCTTTGGGACAGCAGTCAGACGAGCAGGCACCTCCTCATTGGAGGGGGGCCGTTCGAGTAAGTCGATCCATGAGGATCGGAAGTACTCAGGCCCCACCAGAGCTTCGATGTTGTAAGAGATGGAGTCGAAACTCCATCTCTCATTGACACCGAAACTTTCGGAAACAGCTCCCGGGCCATGCTTACCATCTCCGATGGTGAGCAGGGCCTCACCGATCAGCTGCCCAAACAAAATTTGGGCAACTTTTCGGGCATACGGGTCAACCCGACTCCGAACCTCGCTCCTGGAAGGCAGATTTGCATCTGTCTCCAAGAACTTGGAAATTTCGTCGTCGACTCGGGACTGTTCGCAGACCTCAAATATCTTCTTATGAAGACGCGAGATCTGACGAAGCCACCGAATGGCCGGTATGCTGGGATTGGAGAGCAATCTCCCGTCCCGAGAGAAGATCAGACCCCAGATTCTATTCAAGAATTCGGGATAAGCACACCGCGACAACCACCCCTCGTAAGATGGGAGTTGTCCGTCTCGAAGACCTGCAATGAGCAGATCATCAAGGCGTGGCAGTGTGATCGTCAAGAAAGGTAAACCTTCCTTGGCGTATCTCTCTCTGAGAGTGAGAATATCTCTCTCAGCACTGAAACCCAGAGCATCTCCTGCGTCTAGCAGGAGATGCTCAAGGAGGATCACTTGGCTTTTCAACTCCGCTCCTTTCTGGAGCTAAGGGTTCCAAGCCAAGATGGGACAACGTGAGAAGGCTGTTAGACCTTTCTCAGAACCACGCTGAACAGACCACCGACAGCGATGCCGGTAAGTCCAGCCAGCCCAACAAGGGCCATCACAATGACGGTATCCATGTTGGATTAGTTCTCACCAGCCACGAGCTTCTTCAAGTTCGTGTTGGTGGCAGCAGTGAGCCATGCGATCAGACCGAGAAGATCCTTCTCGATCTGCGCGTCAGTGACTCCAGACGAAGGACGGTCAATCGTGACCGAAACCATCGACTGCACCTGCGTCGACACGCCCGCGACCACAGGGTCGAGGACGCTGCGCTTTGTGTAAGCGCGGACCACGTTGCGACGGCGCTTAGCCGTACCACGCGGATCGACGGTCAGTTCGAGAGCGGCATCTGCCGAAACGAACCGACCGACGGGCGTGCCAGTAATCACCCGAGGGAGATTGCTGGTCGTACCGTCAACGGTGATGCTCTGAGGATCGTTGTATGCCATCTTGGACTCCTGTCCATGTTGAATTGTTCTTGAATTGTTGTTCAGTTGTGGTCATCGACTCCGGGCAAGCCCGAGAGCGACTAGGATCGCATATTGAGTGGCATTCAGATCACCCAACTGCGTGCCGAATCCGAAAGGAGTGGCTCGATCCCGCCATCGAGTAGTTGAAGTCGCTACAGAAGTAGGACGAACTACATCGAAACGACGCATATAGCTGTCAGTATCAAGACGTCTCAAAAGAGTCCCCTTGACGTGCTGAACATGCTGCGTCGTGACATAGGCGTAATCGATGCTGTACTTGCCCTTAATCGGGGCGTAGACAGCAGCGTTGGTGAGTGAATCTCCCATAGTGGAGAACCAATCAACCAACCAGGAGTATGGTGTCAGATCCCAGATCAATCTGGGGTCATCAACCAGTCCCAATCTCTTGAGAACGTCAGCCGCCTGATCACTGAACTGGTTAGCACGCAAGCTAGCTTTCGCTAGACCTGTGTACTTCGAAGTGAAGTGGTAATCTTCAGATTCCACCCATTCCACATCCTGCGAGAAACTCGCAGCACGTGAGGTCGATGGTCCAATAACGCCGCCTGGTTTTGCCAGACCGCCGTTACTGTAAACCGATCTGAACGCACCCAACGATATATCGTATGAGTAGTGTCCAGAAATGACCGGTCCAGTCCACTGGCGCTTCCTACGGAACGACTCGTAGTAAAGCGCTCGATCCAAGCCCATTCCAACCTTAATAAGGTTGGCATACTCTTGGATCAATGGAGTCCAACCAAAAGTGATGTTGAGGAAATCAGAGCCCAGGTAGTTCCTGATGCTCCGATACCCCGCCATCATCTCTTGGAAGTTCTTCAGGATAGTTGGGATGTCCCCTCTAAGCAGTTCCACTACGGTAACTGCCAGAGAGGCATCATTCCTATCCGGGGCTGTGGATGCGAAGTAATGGTTCGCTTGTCCCTGTCTGTTAGCGCTGCTAACATTCAGACGACCCGTCTTTACTTCTCCTTGATAGAAGAAGTAGGGAGACGGATTGAGCAAACCTTCCTCCACTGAGGCCCAGACATCACCATTCTGATAGTATCTATCATACTGGTAGTAGTCTAGGGAACCTCGGTACGGATAACGGTACGTTGTATGCTTAGCAAACAAATGACCGGAGTCCGTGGTTGACGTCCTACTCGTGCTCGTATTCCCAGACTGAGTCTCAGCTGGAAATGCCGCTCTAGCAAACTCCTCCATGTACGCCTTGCGTTCAGCAAGGCGCTCAATGAGATTGCCTCTTCCGGATGGGGTAGTAATACCAAATCCATCGGAGACGCTCATAGAAGGAGATTGCGGTGGGTCAGAGATTGCTCTCTTACCCGTACGCCACGAATAGACACCCTCAATAACCCGCGGTATCTCAAAGTCCACTGGGTAGTGGTCAAAGAGATTGACCGTAGCAGAGTAACGTTCATAGTCACTCTGCCGGGTCTGGGTGGTGTACAAGAGATTCCTCCATTCGGTTTCAGTGGGTGCCCCATGAGGG